AAAGATGACAGAATGATGTGGTTCGGGTTTTTAGGACTCGTTCTTACATGTGCATACGTTGTATTATTTCTTAATTAAAAGCTTGACTATGGGTGCCACTTTTTGGTATACTAATAGAGTAGAAGATTAAAGGAGAAAATATGAAATTATCTAAACTAGTAAACGAAGTAAACCAAGAACAAGAATTGTTGCAATTATGTGATAAACTTGTTGCAGACTTACTTGAGGAACACTTAAAACAATACCCAACTCTTACAGAGTATTCTTATGAGTATAAAGTGTCTCGTAAATATATCAAAATTATTTCAAACAGTGGAAACCAACGTTCAGTTTGGGGTTTCATAAATCGTTTTGAATGGACAAAAGGAATGACAGGAATTACCTTCATGCCAGGCGACGTGTTAATGTCTGCTGGTTGGGCAACACCTGCGTTAAATCAACCAAGGGGAAACCTTTTCGATGGATACCAAATCATGGGTATGAGAAAATACGGCCCCGACTATTTAAGATAAGGAGAAGATATGTTAAATGCTAAACTAATAAAAGAATTGAAATCCCTCGATTCTCTTGCAGACTTAAATGCTGTAAGTTCTTTGGTGGGTGAACTTAAAACCCTACTTGGTAAAAATACCATAAGTGTTGGTTCTAAAGTTTACGTGGTTCAAAAGACCAAGAAAACTCTTGGGACTGTTGTTAAAGTTAAAATCAAAAGGGCAACTGTTGACCTTCCTCAAGGAAGATACTCGGTTCCTCTTGGAATGTTGGAGGCAGCGTAATGTCGAATATAATTGAATACGAAGTGTCTGAAAGTGGGAAGAGTGGTTCTTCCCTCCAAGGATACGTCAATACGACCTATGATAAACTCATAGGTCTCTTAGGTAAACCTACTTACATGGACGCAGACCCATATGCAAAAGTTAATTGTGAATGGTGTTTGACTATTAAAGTCCAAGACGAAGATGACCCCGAAGATTGGGATTATGAATTTGCTTCCATTTATAATTGGAAGGACGGCAGAGTTCCGTTAGAGACATACAGTTGGCATGTCGGTGGTTTCAAATATGATATCGAAGACCTAGTTGCAAAAATATTAGATGGAGATATCGAACCAGTATATTCTGAGGTTGCTTAATGAACGAAGAATTAAAATTTAAAGGTAGTGTTGCATTCAAATCTTTCCTAACTGGAATGGGATTTGGTGCATTACTCATGTTCATTTTACTGAGTGCTCAGAAGGTAAGTGCCTTTGACGAGAATGGTGAGGCAGTTTGTCTTGCAAAAAACATTTACTTTGAAGCAGGTAATCAACCACTTGCAGGCAAAGTTGCAGTTGCACATGTAGTGTTCAATAGAATGGAACATAGTTCTTACCCACAAGATATTTGTGGTGTAGTGTATCAGGCAAGGTGGAGAGAAAACTGGAAAGGAGAACAAGTTCCTATCAGACACCAGTGTCAGTTTAGTTGGTTTTGTGATGGTAAGTCAGACGAACCTCTAGACACTGATACGTTCTTTGAGTCGTACAACATTGCACAAGACATAATCATGGGTAAGTATCCCGACATTACAGAAGGTGCAACTCATTATCATTCAGTCATGGTGGAACCATATTGGGCAGAAACACTTAACGAAACTGTTCAGATACAACACCATATATTTTACAAATAATTATGTTAGAGATTATAGGATTATTAACTTGCATTTACTTGGGGATTAAAATCTTCCCTAGTGTTGTAAAGTTTACAGTGAAGGTTGCAGTTGCAATATTGTTAATTATATTTGGGATTATGGTATACACATATTTCTATCCCCCAATGATACAGATTTTAATAGCATGAGAAAAGAAGAATTAGTTATACTGTTTTCTAAACTTCATAAAGAAGATAGAGATGGAAAGATTGAAGCAGTTGTTCATGATGTGAATGGTGGTACTTTCACTACAGATAGTATCAGATTAGATATGGACGGCGGAAGACTTATCATATGTCAAATCAATAGTCCATGTTATGAATCAAACAAAAAGAATTGGAAACAAGAATTGGAGTTTATAAAATGAATGACAAGTGTATCAATTGTGGAAAAGAAACCTCAGTTGCAGAGGACACCCACGTAGAAAAAAGGAAAAATTATGTTATCGGTGCGGGACAACTTTGTCGAGTATGTCATGACACAATTTATAAGGAGAGATTGAATGAGAGAGTTCTTGAAGAATACTGAATACCTCAACAATGGTGTTCGTCATGTCTATGGATTTGAGAATGGATATGGTGCAAGTGTAATCAAACACGATTACAGTTATGGTGGTCGTGAAGGTTTATGGGAATTAGCGGTTCTCAATGGAGAAGAGTTGTGTTATACTAGTAGTATAACTGAAGATGTTATTGGACACCTCACATGGGAGAGGGTCGAAGGATATCTCAAGGAGATTAAACAACTATGAATTTATTTTACTTACACGAAGACCCACAAGAATGTGCAACACTTCATTGTGATAAACACGTAGTCAAAATGATTATTGAGTATGCACAACTAATGTGTACTGCACATAGAATGTTGGACGGCGAAGAATACGAAGGGAGAACAAAACTCAATCGTAAGATTCGTAGGTGGAGACACCCTAATGAAACAATGGAACAAACACTATACAAAGCAAGTCATATCAATCACCCTACTACACAATGGGTCAGAGAAAGTGCAGACCATTATCAACACTTACTTGCACTATGGAGACAACTATCTTTTGAATACACCTTTCGTTATAAAAGAGTTCACGAAACATTCAGAAAACTACATGTATTATTATTAGAACTTCCAACTAACATACCTAAGAATGGTTTCAGAGAACCACCTCAGTGTATGCCTGAAGACGTGAAGTCAGAAAGTGTTATCGAAGCATACCATAAATACTATGCAGTCTACAAGAAAGATTTTGCAAGGTGGACTGAAAGACCTATTCCGAGTTTTATGTCATGAGAGTATTAGTTGAAAATTATGGTGATATCAGAATCTTTTACGAGAGACCTTTTGGTTATAGAAGATATGTTATCGAATGGGACAACGGAACAACTTCATTTCTCAGTGGTCTATGGTACAAAGAACAACAAGTGAAAGAAATGGTTGAGAAAGTAATTCAATCAAGAGATATATAATGCCTACCTATGAATTCCTAAACAAAGAGACTGGTGATATTAAAGAATACATAATGTCTTATAAAGACTTAGATAAGTTCAAAGAAAACAACCCACACTTATTACAACAAATAACTGCACCTAACTTTGTGGGTGGAACAGGCGACAGAGTTAAACCCGATAGTGGATTCCAAGAAGTAATGTCTAAGATTGCTTCGAACAATATCGACACACCATTAGGTGAAAGGTATCACCGAAAGTCTGCAAAAGAAGTAAAGACTAGAGATACAATCCAAAAACATATTGACATACAGTCAAGAAAGAAGTAAAATAAGATATGACACAATTAAAAACTACCCTACTAGATATCTATGACTTAGAAAGTCTAGATTTAAAAACAACAAACAAAGACGGAAAAAGATATTACACGGATACAGATGAAAGTTTTTACTATCCAAGTGTCACTAGTGTAACTGGTCTACTATCACGAGACCATATCAAACTGTGGAGAAAACGTGTAGGTGAAGAGACTGCAAATAAGATTACTGCACAAGCAACTAAACGTGGAACCAACTTCCATAATCTAGTGGAAGACTATCTCAGAAAAGATAAAGAGTACATAGAGTTTGATAACGTATTACAAGAAGGAATGTTCAAAGCAATGCAACCAGTATTAGACGAGATTATACCGATTGCAATTGAGGCACCTCTATATTCAAACGTATTACAAATGGCTGGACGTGTTGATTGTGTTGGTATCTTTGACGACCAGTTAAGTATTATAGATTTTAAAACCAGTGCAAAGTATAAAGAAGAGTACATGGCAAAACCATGGTATATTCAAATGACTGCATATGCAATTATGGTAGAAGAACTTACGGGGCAGGCAATCGAAGAGATTACTGCATTAGTAGCAGTGGAAGGACACAATGCCTTTCAGATATTTTGTGCAAATCCAATGGATTACGTAGACGAATTGAATGACCTCAGAGTAAGATATAGAAATGTTTATGGAGTATAACAATGAGTGAAGTAAAAGAGTTTAATTTAGAAGGAGATTTCAATTGGAATAAGATAATCTCTAAAGGTGATGAGTGGGTTGAGTCTCAAGCATACGATAGT